GCTTGAAACCATTAACGAAGAAAAACGTTTAGGGGGAGCACTCAGAAGTAGATAATGAGTAAAAATTCATCAGTCTCTAATTACGATAATAGTTTATACATTAACGGCCACAAAATATTTGGCGTCAATAGTGTTAATTTTGGCTACTCACTTCCTGTTGATCATATCAATGTAATTGGCTATTCTAAGTTTAAAACATTTACTTCTAATCCGCCGCAATCAACTTTAAGCGTTCAAAAGTATTTGTCGCCATCTGATTTCTTTTTAAATTTTACTGGAGTAACTCCTGTAAGCGGAAATGTAAATTATAATGGAAAGAATTTTGGCTTTGAGTCAGCTTATCTTTCTTCTTATTCTGTTGCTTGCTCGGTTGGTAACTTTCCTAACTTAAGCGCGAGCTTTTCTATATTTGGGCAAGTAGGTTCTGGCGTTGGATCAACTGGAGCCTCAGAAACTGGTAAGCTTTCAGTTATTCGGCCAAATGATATTACTATAGAGTGTGACGGAAGCGGAACTAATAGAATTGAATCATTTACTTATTCAGTCGAGTGCAAAAGAGAACCGTATTATAATCCAACAGGAAGCGTCCCAACAGAAGTATCTACAATAAAACCTTTCAAGGTTAATGCGGAATTCACTATTGCTGTTGATGATTATCAATCGAAAAGAGTTCTTGATTATATAGTTGACTCTAATAAGCGTCGAATTAAAATAAATGTAGGCTCATTAGCCTCGTTTACAATGGAGAACATGGAATTAATTAGTGAATCATTAAACTCATCCGCAACTGATGATTTGATGATAACTCTTAGTTATCAAGGATTTATCTAATGTCTTTCTTTTACGACAGAGATCAAAATGTAACTGGTTCTATTCCAGCATCATTAGCGTTCACGCCTTCTTATGGAATGTCTGTTAGTTTTTCTGCTGAATTAGCGTCTTACACAACAACGGATAACTATATGCACGTTATGCCAAAAGGCTTAAACCATTTGCAAATGGGAATGAATATGCAGTTTGAAAATAAAAAGCAAGAAGATGCGCGCAAGATTGCTGGTTATTTTGAGTCATTAAATGGAACTGGATATTTTCAATACACTGACGCGGCTCAAATATACAAGCCGATCAATATGTTCTGTTCAAATATAGATAATTCTTTTAATGAGAATGATCTTCATACAGTTAATGTTTCTTTGAGTTCGGACCAATCATCAAGTTTATTAAATTGGTCTGCGCCATTTATTACAGGAAGTTCTTTAAAAGGAAATTACTCTACTGGAGTAGCGTATAGTAAATATGACGTTGTTAGAAACACAGGAGTTAATGCTAACAATATGTATGATTCTTTTTACTATGTTACAGGAGACATTTCCACAGGACAAAATACAGGAATAAGTGATTCAAGATTTAGCAAAGAGTTCTTTTTTCAGCCAACTTATCCTACACAAACAACAAAAGAAACTTCGGTGGTGAAAACCGAAATGCCGTACTCATTCACGAAAAGAACTGATTTTGGGCTTCATGCTAATGTTTTAAAATCATTAAAATTAGATTTTAAAGGAGTGTCTGACGCCGAAGCGAGATGTATTCTTCACTTCTTGATTGGCAAACAAGGATTCAGAAAGTTCCAATATAAATTTCCAAAGATATATAATCAGAATAAATACTTTTACGCTCCTGAATGGAGTCATACTTTTGTTTATAAAAACGTTAATGATATTTCAATTTCAATGGTAGAAGATCCATTAGGAGCAAGAAAGGTTTACTAATGAGAAAACTAATTTCATACGAAATGCAGGAAATGTTTGTTGGTTCGGAAGGAGCTTTTGAACCATCAAAAAATACTGGACAATACGTTTCTCGTTTAGACTTTATCCAAAACTACGGATTTAACTTTAGCGTAAACCGTCAACCGTTAAAACAAATTGGCTCGTCCGCTTTTACCTCTCGCCAAAGCCAACTTGCGCCAGACGTTTCTTTGAAGGTAGATTATCTTCTTAATGATGGATGGAACGAAAAGCATTTGGGGTTAGATGTTTCTAACTCGTCATATTCAAATCCGCTATCAACAGTATTTTCTAGTACAGGAGATAGAAACTTTTACGTCTTGATCGCTCAAGATCAAAGGAAAGATGCTTTGGCGGCAACAAGCGCGGACGGATTTAATGTGTTAGGAATAGGTAATGCTTTTATTGGTTCTTATTCTATGCAAGTTGCGGTAAATAATTTAGCAACAGTATCGTGCGAATTCGTTGGAGCTAATGCGTCGATATCTAATTACTCCGCCGAAAATTATCTTCCTTCGGTAAATACAGCATCATCTGGTCAAGCTGCAACAGGAAAGTTTGGAATAGATTTTTACGACAACTCAAGATCAAGCAGAGTTGCCACAGGATTTAAGGGAGTTTTTGATAATGGATGTTATTCTGCTGGAGCCTCTATATCTGCTGAAGCTGTTTATGGTGGAAGCGGAGTTGCGTTCGGCCATGTATTTGAGAACTTCACTTCTTTTTCTTTGCAGCTAGGTTTAGAAAGAAAAGCTCTTTATGGATTTGGCAGCAACTATCCAACAACAAGAAAAATTCAAAAACCTGTAGTCGCTACGGTATCTCTTGAATCAATAGTAGAATCATTCTCAGCCGAAAACTTAGCACAAAAATTGCAGCAAGAAAACGTTAGCGTAAGCGGATATAATTTTGATATTACTTTTAGAGACGCGCAATCAAATCCGAAATTAGGAATCAAAGTACAGAATGCGTTTTTAGACTCTTATTCAATCAATCCTCAGATCGGAGGAAACGCAACAATTCAAACTAATTGGTCATTTGAAGTTTCTGAAACAACAGGAATATTAATGTCAGGATCGTATGGCCAACCAGCATTAAGTGCGGTTTATATAAACGAATCTATCAATCCTTAATGTAAACATAAGTATGAGCAAGAGAGCAACAGAACTTCCAGTAGCAACACAGTTAAATTCTCAAGATCAATTTATCTTCTTTAGTAATGTAGATAAAAAGATGAAGAGAGTTGCTAGAGATGATATGTTTGGAAGTAATGGTGTTGTTGATGCAATGCCAGCTGTAAAGACTGATTATGTATTAGCTGATGATCCCGTTTATAAACAATATACTGGATTTATTTCTCAAGCTTTTGCTCAACAAGAAGTCGCAAATGATTATTTTGATGCGGCTACTGGATATTTAAACCAAGTAACTGATACTTTAAAAATAGCAACAGGAACATTACAAACTCAGTACGTAGCTGTTTCTGGAGCAACAGACGGAATAAATAGCTCTTTGTCGGTTATTTCTGGAGCAACGGGATTACTTTCAACAGCAACAGGAACTTTAGCAATACAAATTCAAACCTTAAATTCCACAACAACAGGAATAAGCGGAACATTTAGAAGCGAAATTACTGAAACAAATTTAACGGCAAGTAATATCAGCGGAAGTTTGGCGGCTAGAATTGACGTTCTTTCAGCAAGTGGTAACCTTGGTCTTTCTGGATATTTAGCAGGAAGAATTGAGGCTTCTGGAGCTGTTGTTGTTACCGCTACTGGAGTATTAGCTACTCAAATCACTAATATAAACGCAGAGTTTAGTGGTGTAAGTGGAACTTTAAATTCAAAAATAACAGATACTCAACTTACTTTTAGTGATGCGACTGGAACTCTAGCAACTACCATCAGCGCACTTAATAGTACATTGACTGGAGCTACTGGAGTTCTAGACGCTAGAATTACTAATACTAATACAACTTTTACTAATGCTTCTGGCGCTTTAGCATCTCAGATCACTTCTTTAGATGCTTATTATTCTGGCAAGGACGTTGCGGCAAATGCAAGAATTGATGGAACTGGTTTAGCGTTTAGCAATGTTAGTGGAGCTTTAGCTTCTCAAATTAGCAGCTTGAATGCAACTTTTACTGGCACCACCGCCGCTTTAAACGCTAGAATTGATGAAACTGGTTCTGCGTTCGCTAATGTTAGCGGTGCGTTAGCTACTCAAATTCAAACAGTCTCGGCTAAAACAGATACAGTTTCGGGAGCCGTTATAATAGAAACATCAGCTAGAGTTAGTGGTACTCAAGCTGTCAATGATCAACTTGCTTTAAATTGGGGCGTCAAGTTAACTGGCGACGGAAGAATTCTTGGGGCAATTAATTTATTTTCAAACGAAGAAACATCTAGCTTCAAAGTTCAAGCTGATAAGTTCGTAGTAGAAACGCCTGGTGTTCAATCAGTAACTCTTGTTGATTTGACTTCAAGTGGAATGGTTTTAGGCGCAGATGTGCTTTCTAATAATTTTTCGGCTGGAGTTTCTGGATGGAGAATCAAAAGAAATACTGGCGATGCTGAATTTAATAACGTATCAGTAAGAGGCGTAATTGAAGGAGGAACTACTTTTGGAGACACGACATCTAATTCGTTTGGTATAATTATAACTTCTCCAAATGGCATTAGAAGACAAAATAATACTGGAGTATTGACTCTGACTGGTGGTGTAGCTAATGGATACGGAAATGCTGCTGAAATAAATTTGATAGGAAATATCGCAACATCAAACGCTGGTTCTTGTACAGTTTCTGCTGGAGATGGAGCAGAAGGACGTGTTTTTTTAAGAGCTGGAGATGCTTTTAGATTAACTGTTCATAAAGGCGGAAATATAGGAATAGGATCAGGCAAAGCTTCGGGAGCTTCTTACGAATTAGATGTGGGCGGAACAGTATCAGCCGACAATGATATTAGAGCTGGAGGTGATGCTGCTATAGTTGGTATAATTAAAAAACAAACTACAAATGGATATACCGTTCCTCTTTATGATGGAGATAATAATATTGAATTTAAATGGGATGATGGATTATTCGCTAAAATAGGAGCGACTGAAATTGAGTTGGGTGCTGGAGGAGGAGCACAAGGTGCAACAGGAGCACAGGGCGCGGTTGGTGCTCAGGGCGCTACTGGCGGCACTGGTGCAACTGGCGCTCAAGGCGCTG